GTGAGGACCGACTCACAATTTGGGAGGGAGAAAAGGACAAGACCTTCCATGGGAAGGGAATGTATGAAAAGACGAAAACTTTGATTGACAATTGGAATTAATTACCGAAAGCGACACCAGCCATACCATTCTTCACGCGGAGAATGTTATAGTTGACCGCATAGACACGGTGGAGCTGGTTACCACCCGAGGGGTTGGTGAGGGTGAGCTTAGCGTTATCGATACGAGAGAAGTTAAGCGACCCAGTGGGCTGCATCTTGCTCATGGTCAGGCAGAAAGGCCACGAGAAGGTGGGCAGATCCTCGAGAATATCATCGGGGAGGTCGGTGCAGTGCATTTCGGGAACGACTGTATGGTGGTACACGTTCGAAGTGTCCTCGAAGAGGGGGACACCGTTGATGTAAAGGGAAGTTTTATCGAATGTGAACTCGGAATCCCAGTCATTACCAGCGGTCGTGTTACCAGAGACGAGGTGAAGCGACTTGACGGGGTGGTTGAAGTAGCTAAGATCAATCTCGGTGTCGGTGCTAGAAGCGGGTTGGTATTGGGTTTGGGTAATGAGAATCTCGTGTTCCTTGTCGGTGAAGAACTTACGTTCCTCTGTATCGAGGTACACATAGTTTCCGAATACCTTGGGAGTACCGACAGGGGTGTAACCATCACGGCACTTGATGCGAATCTCCACATCGTGGTACTGGAGCGCAACGAGAGGGAGCGACTTGGTCCAATCCTCGCCGAAGAAGAAAGGGATCATGTAGTGGTCACCACCGTGGTTAGACTTTAGGGTAGAAGTTGTAGCAGCCATCGACGCCTTCGCAGTGGTGTCACGCATGAGGGGGTTGTGTACACCCTGAACGAAGAGAGAATCAAGTTGGGAAACCAACTGTCCACCAATCCAGAGTTGGAACTCAGTGGGCTTAGAAGCGGTAGAAGAGAACAGACCGTTGGGGTTGTTCTGTACATTGGAAACGAGAGTGTCTTCGATCCAAATGTAGCTCATGAGATCACCCTTAGAGCGAATAGGGACGGTGATTTCGTTGTTCGCACCGAAGGTACCGATGTAATCCATACGCTCAGGCTTCATAGCGAAGTTGGTGTAACGTTTGTAGTTCTGGCGGAAGAAGCTGACCTGGGGTTCGCCCGTGATGTAGACATCCTGGGCACCCACCGACACAAGCTCAATTAAAGCGGCAGACATTTATTAGTAATTGATATTAAAAATTTGGCTCATAGTATACATATGGTGGTTTTCCAGGCTTTGACATGGGAACCTAGAGACACAGAAGAAGAACACCATGTCAGTATATTTGGGAAGACTGAGGATGGTAAATCGGTTTGTGTGACTACATCATTCAATCCGTACTTCTTCATAAAACTTTCATTTGGGACGTCACAACAAACAGTCAATGAAATCTATAATCTCCTGTGCAGGAAATGTCCCGAATGTGTCACTTCATATTCTATGGCCAAGTCCAAAGATGTTTGGGGATTTCAAAACAACGAAGAGTTCTTTTTTATGAAGATCAACTTTACGAATCTTGCAGCCCGTCGTCGTGTTGATGGGTTTTTGAGAAGACCTGTCGACCTTTCTTCTGGAACAAAAGTGTTGAAAGTGTATGAGTCTAACCTCGATCCAGTTCTTCGCCTGATGCATCGAACTGGTATTCAATCAACTGGTTGGATCGATACTGGTGACAAGTGTGTGAGATCGCATCTCGCCAAGGTGGACATAGATCTATGGTGTAACGAGTGGTCTTCTCTGAAGCCAGTGGATCGGGATGATATTGCCCCATTCGTTGTGGGATCATTTGATATTGAGTGTAACAGTTCCACGGGTAAGTTTCCAGATGCAGAGGTTCCTGGTGATGCTTGTTTTCAAATTGCAATTTCTCTCTGTAAGTTTGGAACTGATGAACCATATGAAAAGGTATGTTTATGTTACAAGAAGACAGAAGGTCCTGATGTCATAAGTTTTGAGACTGAACGGGAAATGCTCGAAGCGTTTCATAAGTATCTACACGATAAGAACATTGATATCATCACTGGTTGGAATATTTTCGGTTTCGATCTTGAGTATATTTACAAACGAGCTCGTTATTGTGGATGCAACCCAAACTTTTTCAAACTTGGTAGATTGAATGATGAATCTTGTCAACTTACTCTGAAAAAATTGAGTTCAAGTGCTTTGGGGGATAACTTCTTGAAATTACTTCCGATGTCTGGACGATTTATTTTCGATATGTTCCATGAAGTTAAGAAGGGATACAAATTGGATTCGTACAGTTTGAACAATGTTTCAAAGTTGTATCTCGATGACCAAAAGATTGATATGTCCCCTAAAGAAATGTTTGCTCGCTACAAAGAGGGTGATCCTGTAAAGTTGGGTGAAGTTGCTGAGTATTGTATTAAGGATACTTTACTTCCACACAAACTCTTGAAGAAGTTGTGTACACTCCTCAACCTCCTGGAGATGGCTAAGGCTACTTGGGTACCTCTATGTTTCCTAGTTGAGCGCGGACAGCAGATTAAGGTATTTAGTCAGCTCACGAAGAAGGCTCGAGAGCTGGGTTTCATGGTACCTACGATTCGATACGGTGCGATTCCTGAAGAACCTTACGAAGGTGCGACTGTACTTGAGGCACAAAAGGGTGCATATTATACACCAATCACAGCCCTAGATTTTGAAGCATTGTACCCTTCAATCATGATGGCCCATAATCTGTGTTATTCGAGCTATGTGATGGATGAAAGGCGATATGGGAATATACCAGGTGTTACCTATGAAACCTTCAATATTGGTGATCGAACGTATAAATTTGCTCAAGGTGTCCCTAGTCTTTTACCGGCGATTCTTCTTGAGCTCAAACAGTTTCGAAAGAAAGCAAAAAAGGATATGGCGGCTGCGACGGGTGGAATGAAGGAGGTTTACAATGGTAAGCAGTTGGCTTATAAAATCTCGATGAACTCTGTATACGGTTTTACAGGGGCTGGTAAAGGGATCTTACCCTGTGTTCCAATCGCATCGACGACGACATGTCGAGGTCGTGGTATGATCGAGGAGACGAAGACCTATGTCGAGAAGAACTTTCCGGGTGCGAAGGTAAGGTATGGTGACACCGATTCAGTGATGGTTGAGTTTGATGTAGGTGATCGAAAGGGTGAGGAAGCTGTACAGTATAGCTGGGAAGTAGGTGAGCGCGCAGCTGAAGAGTGTAGCGCCCTGTTCAAGAAGCCAAACAACTTGGAACTCGAGAAGGTTTACTGGCCTTATTTTCTCTATTCAAAGAAGCGGTACGCCGCCAAGCTTTGGACAAAGGGGAAGGATGACCAGATGCATATGGATTACATCGACATCAAGGGACTTCAAGTTGTTCGTCGAGACAATACTCCACACGTGAGGGAAGTGTGTAAAGAACTCCTCGATGTAGTTCTTGATGCCCCTGATATAGGTCCACCGATGGAACTCGCCAAAGAACGAGCGATAGAACTTCTTTCGGGTGATGTACCGAATGACAAACTGATACTCAGTAAGTCACTTTCAGACAGTTACAAGGTGAACGGTGAGCCGGTGTCCGTCACGGGTCATCGAATTGGTGAGATTAATCAAGCCCACGTACAAGTTGTTCACAAAATGCGTGATAGAAAACCTGGTTCCGAACCACAATCTGGTGATCGTGTTCCATTTCTACTAACGAAAACGGATGACCCCAAAGCTAAGGGATTTGAGAAGGCTGAAGATCCCAAGTATGTAGAAGAAAACAACATCCCCGTTGATTACCATTACTATTTCGTAAACAAGTTCCTAAACCCAGTGTGTGATCTTCTTGAACCTCTTTTTGACGATCCGAAACAGGATATATTTGGGGATATCATATCTCAACACAAACCTAAAAAGAAGGAGACTGGTCCAGCACTCAGTGGTATGAAAAAAGATGACCTCATAGAAGAGTGTAAGAAGCTTGGTATCGATCATTCGGGGAAAGTTGCTGAGTTACGTGAACGGATTAAAGAAACGAGGGTTCCAAAAACTGAATCGATTCAAGACCTATTTAAAAAATACGAGCAATCATCTAGTAAGGAGTGATGTTGCATGATAAAATTACGGAACTGATTGAACAAGAAGTTGGTGAGCGTGTTGGCATTTTATTGGGAGAGTATGCGGAGACTATATCTAAAAAACACGCAGTCCCTCTCAATTTACTTTTGAGAGATTTACCATCTATCGCGACCGTATCACTATGTAAGGGTATAAAGTCTAATGGACAGAGATGTCTTTTCAAAGGAACAGAAAATGGATATTGTAGACATCACAAAACTCAAGGTGAAAAACTTAAAGTTCGGTCACTTTCGAGTTCGAATCTACATACACATGGTCCTGAAAAAATGTTTGTCAGAGGATGTCCTGGTTGTGAAAATTCGAAGGGGCTTATAGATTTGGGTTCAGTATTGAGCAATGAGTAAAAGTGGTATTCTACTAACATCAATCAATTCATTTTATAATCAAGAAGAAAACCGAACTAAATTAATGAACATTCTAGACAAATCAAGTGGAATCTCTCTACGAAACTTGGAATGGTTCATCACAAACTACGCAAAGAAAAACAATACTTCATACACAACTAAAGATGGAAAGTATTTCACGGTTCATTGTGCCTATAAATCAAGTCTCGATGGGTATAGTAAGAAACTGTTCGATCCATTTTGTCGTTCAGAAAAATTTGCCTATGAAATTCCTGGTACATCTCACGAAATTCAAA